TCTAATTTTTTAATTGGATTATTGTTTATTACTTCAATTTTTGGTTTTGATGTAAATCCAGTTAAGTTAGTAGTACTAGTCCAAACTTCTGCTAACTTATTGAAATTTATAGATTTTACAGATGCAGAAATTCTTATAAAATTATTTGTATTACTTAAATTACTACCATCACTTAAAGAAATTTTAGGGAACTTACTAAAATCTGTAGTATACCCAAATCCATTACCATCTTCAGAGTAAACTACAGGATATTCACCACCATTGTTACCAATGAAGAATTTTTGTATGTAACCTTCGGATATAGTATTTCCTTTATAAGAATTTACTTGAATAGCATCGAGATTTAGTCCAATTAACTTCTTAGTTTTTCTACCTATGCCAATGGCTTGAGTATCACTAATTAGACCACTTTTCTTCCATCTAGTTACTAATTTTTGATTTTTAAATGCAACTTTTTTAGCATCAGATGAGCTAAGAGATGCAGTATTTAAATTAACAATATCTTTCCACCATCTAGGAATACCAGAACCAGCTACATAAATGTAGTCTTCATAATCGTATTGAGTGTTAAAACCAATAAGAGATTCATATGAGGGTAATGATTTAATATTATTAATAGTTTGAGAATTATCTCCCGATTCTTCAAGAACTGATTTTCTAGTCCAGTTATAGTTAGTACCAAGAATTAGTGAGAGTCTATCTGAAATTTCACTGGTAGTAAAATTATATGCTTTAACGTTTGGACTATCATATTTTGTAAAGTTAAATTTATTACTAGAATACAAAGATCCACTAGTTTCAACTACGACAGATCCTGGTAATCCTAGAATTTCAAATTTAACTCCACCAGATTGTAAAGTATGATCTAATCTATTCTTCCCAGCATACTGCCACTGAACAGAATCATCTAAACCATCATATTTAAATCCTTCTGTGTGTGTTGGAGCTGTAGAACCAGAAATTCCAGTATTTTTTGCATAGTAAACATTGTTGTTATGATAAACATAATCTCCAATAAAATATCTTGTAGAAGTCGTCCATTTAACGTTATATCTAAGTCTTGCTAAAGAAACAACTTTATCTTTTACTCCCAAACTAAAAGATCTTTTTGATGATTGACCAATATCGGTCAAATACTCACAACCAAAAAATTGATTTACTGTTCTAGTTTTATAAAATATCTCTTTTCCTGATACATGAATAATTCCATTAGTTACTGGGAATTTTGTAGCGTCGTCAACAGTAACAACAAAATTAGAACTAGAATCTGTAATATTAGAAATATTTTTCGTTATTACAGATGATCCAGGTAAGTAAATTTTGTTAACGTCTTTATTTGTGCTAACATCAAATAAGAAGACATCACCAGAAAGTCTTATATTGTCATCAACTTCGATATCAACACCATTAACACCAAATATTTTATCAGAATTTTGTCTTAATGTAACTACCTTTGGTAAAGTATTATTAGTAAGTGTATAACCCTCTAATATTCTACATTTTAAAATTGTTTTTTCATTACTAGAAGAATTTGATGTTTTAAATGTATATTCTTTAGGAAATTCTATGTTTTGTGTTTCACCTTTGACCTCAAGTCCGTTTCTACTAGTTGTTGGAGTTACATAAGATTGCGCTATGAATGCTCTTGCTTTTTCTCTTGTAGTTGTTACTATTTCATCATTTGGTAGAAAATAACCAGAAACATCATACAATATAAGTTCATCATTTTTTGCATCATAATACTCAACTCTACCAGATCCAGTATTAGAAGTATTTTTTACAATTTGATCTTCATAAAATGCTCTTGGTCTAACTCTAGCTGTAATGCCACCCTTATAAGATCCTTTTTCACCCGTGTCTACTATAGTTACACCGTCAATAGAACCATTAGTTATGCTACTGACCTCCATTATTGCAGATTTATTTTTTCTAAGACCATCACCATCTAAAGCACCAAAACCATTACCAAGAATGTCAATGAATGGGGCATTTAAAAAATTACCATTTGAATCTACTCTATTATCATATCCACTACCACCATCACTTATTTTTACTGCAGTTAAATCTGGAATATTTCCATATGTGTTGTTAATATCAATTTTAGCCCCAGATCCTCTCGGTTTAAATTTTATATTAAATTTTCTATCATTAAAGAGAATTTTAAATAAAATTCTATGACTATTCAAACTACCTTTAGCAGAATAGAAAGATTTTATATTTTTAATAAAATTGGATAAATCTAATGATTCATCAAGTACTTCTGGAATAGAAGGTGCTAACTCAGATTTTATTCTTTGTAAAAATTCGTTTGCAAATCCAAATGCTATATTTTCTACTACAGATCCAGTAATATGTGTTGATGGAACTGAATTTACTAGAGATACTTCAGATTTTGGTACAGAGTTTAAGACTAAAGCTTTTGTACCTCTTGTACAATTTAAAAATTGAGTGCTTGTTTTGCTTTTGTAATAGATAATTTCGCTATCTATTTTAATATATCCATTTTTATCAGGAAATCCAATAGTGTTATCTACAGTAATAGCACTTGTTGTTTTTAATCCAGTATCAACACCACCGACAACTAAATCATTTCCGATATCTAGTGGACTACTTAATTTAGTTGATTTTATTAACTTATCATATCTATAGTATCCAATATTATAATAATCAACTAAATTAGAAACAACATCTAATGGTTGATATTTACTTTCTTGCGACTCATAATATTTTGAGACAAAATTCAAAAACTTTCCATTAGTTTCCTTTACAAAATCAGGAAATTGATTTTCAACTAGAATGGATACATTTGAAGTTTTTTCTTCTAAGTATTTCATGAGCAGGAATATGGATTTGTTTCTGGAGTGAAGTTTTCTATATCAATAATATTATTTGGATCATCAGTTGGTGCATCTGGATCAGTATCACTTGGTGGTACTAGAGGCGTTAACGGAGTTCCTCCACCAGGTGTATCAATAATTTGAACTGTGGTTGGGGTGCCAGGATCACCAGTTCCACCCGTTAAATCATCAGGTCCAGGGAGGACTGGATTATCTAATCCTAAAGTAGGACCTCTATCTTCCAAATCTAGAACATCATCTATAATAATTATTTGATCAATCTCAAAAGATGGTATTACCTCTGGTCCAAATATTATGTCTAAAACTTCAGGCACTACAAGAATATTTATTGGTTCATCCTGACATGGTTCGATAGTAAATTCCAATCTACCAGTATCAATATCTACTGTACCAATCTCTTTTATTAACGTTCCATTAGAAGTAATTAAGAATAATTTATCGGAACCATTACAACCAGCAAGAGCTGCTATATGAACTGGTTCTGATATATTTTTATGACAGAAAGGATCCGACAACACATAATATTGACCTAGTGTATTGTCATTTAATTGAGTATAAAAATTAACCTCATATAATTTTTCAATACCTTCATCTAAACCAACCAACTGACTTAGATAAATTGGAACTGTAACAAAACTAATAGCACCATCCAATCCTTTTAAAGAACATCTGAGAGTAAGGTCAGAATATTCTCCACCAAAATTGTTAAATGATATACCAGAAATATATTCTTGTATTTTTGCGTTTATTAAAGAAATTAACTCCGATCTTGTATTTTTAGTTTTAGATGGATCAAAGACGATAGTTGGTCTAGCAACTATTTTAATTCCGACTGGATCATTTAATTCTACTTCAACAGATCCAACCTTAAAATCATTTAATTCTCTTATAATTCTTTGCTTTTCACTAAAACTTACACTCTCACCGACTATTGGTTTTATAGTAATAAAAACTTTACCAAATTGTGGTGGAGTCATCGACTCACCACCAACAACCCTAACCAAATCCGTATTTGGGTATAGTTTTTGGATAATTGCTTCATAATCAGATAAAGTAACAGCTCTTTCTTGAGATGCATACTGTCTTGGGGCTCTATATTTGATAGATTTAATAGATTCATAGTCAGATCCACCATCAGATCTTTCTGTAACGAGATTCCATGATATATCACTGTAATTTAAAGGTGTTGACCCCGTTTCAGTCAATCCAACAACAGTTCCAGCAAATTTAAATCCAGATTTTTTAATATTGTTACCATCACTACCAGAATTTACAACATATTCTATTTTTACAACTTCACCATCTCTAAGTTTTCTTCCTATAACATCATCACCAAAAATAACCTCATATTTTTGATCTTGTACTTCTTCTACAAAGAAAACCTCGTCAGAATTTCCAACATTAACAATAGTTTTCTTTCTTTCGTATTCTCTTTCTAATGTATTTGTTGGATCAGTAATTACGTATGCTTTAACAGTTTCAGCATCTACATAATTATTTGGAATAAAGAATCTTTGATGTTCATTTGAAGAATCAACTGTGTAAAATATAGTAAATTCTGTTCCTTCTTCTAAATTTACATTTTCAATAGTTGCTGTAGTTTTTCCCTTAACATTTAATTCTACATCGTCTCTAACTATAAAAGTTTGAGTTTTGCCGTTTACAGAAGCAGCAAGAACTTTTCCTTTTTTGAGTCTTACATAATCATATGCACCAACATTAGAGAGAATAACATTTGTAGTTACTCTCGCTGATGTGTATGAGTTTGCAGTATATCCTAATCTCTTTGCAATGGATACAACGTTGTCTCTCAACACAGCAGTGTCAAGATTCAACTCATTTGCCGCCATATTTACATTATATGAAGAATATAATGTATTATACGCTAAAACATCTATCAACATTGAGAGGTTAGACCCCTCAAAGTCATAAACAGTGAAATCTGTTTGATTTTTTATAAAATTCTTTATAGAACTTTTAACCTGCTCAAACTCTAGAGCAGATATTACAGGTAATTCCATTTACTTAACTTTCTCTGACTAGGACAAATGATAAATTTTGTACCGCTGGTGGTAAACCAACTATCAAATATTCTATATACACTTCAAAATTGTTTGAATCTTCATCCACATCAATTTCTATCTTTTCAAGAGCAATTCTTGGTTCTCTTGTTCTAAGAACATTTTCTATTTCTTCTAATAGAGCGTTCGCAGAAACTTTTGTGTGAAGTTCAAACAAGTATGAAGTGGTGTCAGTACCAATGGTTGGATTAAACGGTCTTTCATTAATTTTAGTTAAAATTAAGTTTTTAACTGATTGTTTAATCGCTTCTTCATTCTTTAAGACAACCACGTCATTAGTGACTGGATTTACAGAAAAATTTAAGCTAATATCCTTGAACGTCCTGGAGACTTTTCCAAGATATTCAGATTCTATGGATCTTTTGTTGGTCACAGAACCAAGATACTGAGCCATTAAACGATATATGTACTGTTATACTATATATGTGAGTTTTACTGGACTTTTGATCCTTTAGTAGATTTCCGTATATTCCATTTATTCGCACTCTTTAAGTAAATATCGGCTTTTGGATTCGTAATTAACACTTCAGTACCAAAATCTTTCCTCATCATAGAGGGAACATAGTCTGGATTTGGTGAATTTGCCATAATTTTCCCTCATTCGGTGAATAGTTATTTATTTTTTTGATTCTGACTCAGTTTCCCAGAAATATTCATCTGTTTTACCCAAACGACCCCATTTCGTGCCGTTTTCAACTTGGTAGTATTTCGTCGAAACCTTAAAATCGGGGATCTTCGGAGTTTCGGGTGTAATAGAGAGATCATAAATTCGCATCCTGTTGTTTGGATATAGAGCAAATTGACCATTTTCCAATAAAACACAGTTATGTGACTTGTGTTCATCAGGAACTTCACTGACATTAGTGTCAATAGAGTCAATATCGCTATGAAAATTATCTAAAGTAAACAAATATTCTCCATGCATAGACCCAAAATTACGAGTTCTGAGTTCAAAATCCATGGAAGCAATAAATTGCTTCTGAATTGCTACAACCCCATAATCCATACAG